TACAAAATAAGCACCAACTGTATTTGATTCGGCGCCAATTGCCGTGAAAGAGGTATTGCCTACGCTGATAATTTGATACGCTTGCCCAACAACAAACGCCCCGGCCGTTACCGCCGCGCCGATGCGATCCAACACCAGGCGGTCGCTGCCCTGGACGCTGCCCAGGTCTGGCAGTTGGGAAATCGTGAGCGGTAGCGGTGTTTGGGTCATGGCTTAGGACGGCTGGGTTTGCAGCGAACGGCCGGAGCCGGTAACCAGCAACTGGCCGGAGCCAGTGCGGAGGATGCGGGATACTAGGGGGATGGCTATGGCTGTGGTGCGGGCTAACTCAATAATGCAATCCTGCCCGCTGTTGATTTGCATTGGCTCTTGTTTGACCTTAAAAAAAACCCCATTGGCTGCGTTTGCGTCAAAAACTACCAAAGAGTCACCGTATTTAAGGTGGCCAAACTGATCGCTTCTGGCCCTAAGTGAATGCTCAAGGATTACCGCGTCTTCATCAAAAATGATTTTATGGTTTTTCTTGTACACTCCAACACCAGAAATGGCGCCCGCCGTAATGGGGACGCCACCAACCGCCTCAAGCATTCCCTGTAGATCGGTAGCGCTGATGAGTGGCACGATCAGGCTTTGGGTGCCGGAGTTTTCTTGATGGGCTCGATCACCCCAATGGCAAGCAATGGGGCTGCCTGCTCTTCTGTGAGAGCGGGTAACTTGTCATCACCTTCATAGAGGACCCCATCATGGCTGAGGGGGCCATTGACCAGCTTGTAAGAGGATTCCATTAGGCAATAATGTTGGAGAACAGGAAGCCGCAGTCTTGAGCGGTCAGAACCTCGCGGAGGCTTTCGCCCACAACAACCGATTGACCGCCATCAACGCCCAGGGTACCAGGCGCCATTGGGGTGGTGTAGGTCCGGCGGTTGCCATATTCAGCGGTATAGCCAAAGGTCGCAATACCTTCGGTGGTAGACACCACGGGCTCTTGGTGAATAAAAGCAGCGTGCTTGCCCCATACGCGAGTCATAACAGGAGTTTGACCCTTCTTGGCAGTATTCACCCAATCCTCGCCAACAAGGATTTCATCGAGCTCCAGTAGGTCTGCAACAGCCTGCAAACTGGCGGGGGGAGCGGCAGCGTTGGTCGTCGAAGTGTTGCCGTACAAAGCGCTACCTAAACGAGATGTGACCTTGGGATGAAGCCTAAACTTGCTCCAACCAAGCCGCCCAAAAATGCCCTTATTTGGCCTAATCAACATGCCGTCAAACTTTGCCAAGATTGCATCAATAGGATCCGATGTTGCGTCGGACCATTGATCACTACCGCTTAACGTTACGCGATTTGCGGCAGTATAGCTAGAGGTATTAAAGACTAAATCAGCGACACGCTTTTCGCGTGATTTATCTAAAAGTCGAGTAGTGTTAATAGTGGCCTGGGCAACCGGGTCCCACTTGTGCATATTGGAGTTTGCAGCATCAATGTCAGCTTGAGGCACAAGATCCAGGAGCCCATCGTCAAACACGAAAGACCCTTCTTCGGTTGCGCCGAATTCGACCTGGTTAGGGATACCTTTACGCCCAACCCGAGTGTCGGGGAGAATGTAAAAATCACTGCTGTTGATGACTTGATACTTAAACTCGCGACCCCCAACAGGAACGCGAGGGAGCACAAGGTCGGCAATCATCTTGCCAGGTGGAACACTGAGAGTAATTCCAGTGTAGTAAGGAGATACTACAAAAGGAAAATTCATGTTAGACATTGGATCATTCCGGGGATAGTGGGTTTAGGTCGATAGAAATTGATCAGCCCTGGAACGATCCAGGCACGATGTTCACAGAACCGCTGGCATCGCCGACGACTCCGCTTTCAGTGGCAACGCCCCCGGTTCGGACGTTGGTGCCAGCAGCCGCAGTTGCGGCGATACCGCGTCCAGTTGAGTCTGAAATCAACAACGCACCACGGGTGACGGTTCCGCCGTAAGTAATAGTTGCGATTCCATTCATAAACACGTCAACTCGCTCGCCAGACGCAACGGCAAGCACGTCAGAGACGCCAATGATTGCATCAGACGCGGCAGTGGCGACAACCACGGTTTGGTCATCAGAGCCGAATTTGACAAAACGACCATTGGCGCCAATGTCGGAGCCAGCGGTAAAGGTCTTGCAAAGGCCAGGATTCCTTAAAGGCATGGGATCGTCCTCAGTTAGGGGTTTTCAGGGATTCGCGTGCCTTCAAGAAGGCCGCCATGGGTTCAAGCTTGCGGCCCTGCGCAGTCGCGTCAGCAATCAGCTCCTGAGCTAGCCTCCCGACCGCCACGGGGTCAGGCTCGACGGCTTTGATGGTCTCGGATTCTGAGCCCTCGGGGGCCCCCGCCTGCGGGATCGCCGGTTGCACGCCTGCAAGCCGGGAACTGCCGACCGTGGCTTGTCGCTGACGCTCGGCAGCGTTGACGGCCATAGCGGCTTCAGGTCCAGTGGTGCGGCCATCGTTGGCCAGTTGCTCAATCAAAGCTTCATGACCGGAGAGCGATTGCGCCCGTACGGCCTGGATTCGGGCGCATTCGGCAGCGGCACCATCAATCAAGCCTTCAGAATGGCCAGCGGCGTGGCCCGCCGAATAACCCTCGGCAATAGCCTCGGTCTTGAGAGCAGCAGCGGCGGCAGGGAATGCCGTGGCCAGCTCTGCGGCAGTTGTGGGAGTGATCTGTTCAGACATTTTGGGTGCTTGGGACAGGATGGGGAGCGACCCGGTAGCCGAGTCAGCCCGAGCAATTAGCTCGGCAACAACTGCATCCATACTAGCAATCCCGTCTACCAGTCCCACATCTACTGCTTGCTGGCCAATGAAGATACGGCCATCTGCCATTTGCTCCAAAACCTGTTCGGTGCTTAGCCCCTTGTGCATCGCCAGATCCTGGACAAAAAGGCTGTAGAAATAATCAACTTGGCTTTGCATGTATTCGCGCCCTGGCTCGGTCAATGGGCCATTTTCGCTGGCAATTCGCTTGTAGCTGCCAGCAACGATCTCGGTTCGCACCACGCCGGCCGCCTTTTGCTGCTGCGAAGTGTCCACATGGGTCCCGACCACACCAACCGATCCGGCCACGTCAACACCAGAGGAGAGGTATGTGCGATCGGCGGCAGAACCAAACCAGACAGCGGCGCTGGCCATGGTGCCTTCGGCCAGGGTTGCCGTGGGCTTGACACCGCGCAACGCCAGCAGAGCAGCTGCTGATGATTGTGTTCCAGCAACTGCCCCGCCGGGAGAGTCCACCCGCACTAGAACCGCTCGGACGGCTGGGTCAGCCTTTGCCGCCTTCAAATCACGCACCAGCAGCTCTGCGCTGGCACCCCCCGATACAGCCGTGAGCATGTTCATCCGCGGAGCCATCACGCCCATCAGCGGGATCACCGCGACGCCACCAGGAAGCACTTCGTAGCCTTGGGGCGGCTTCTGTAACTGGCGGCCCATGGCGGCTTCCACAGCCTCTAGGTCTTGCTCTCCGCGCAACCGCGCCGCGTAGATTTCGTGCAGCTGGATTAGCCGATCGGGCTCTATTGCCCAGGGCCGGCCCAGCAGGTCAAGAATGCTCATTGTCGGTCCTCGGTTGACTCATCATTATCGTCATCATCATCGTCTTTGAGGTCTTCGAGATCTTCAGAATAGTCGGGGTCCATGGGCAGCTCGCCGTTTGCCTTTGAAGCCACCAGCGGGGCCACTAGGCCATCCTTCAGTCGTTCGGCTTGGACTTTCGCGGAAACCTTGTGATTAGCCTCCCAGTCTCCGCCGTCATAGGCAATGGTCTCGGCTGGCAGTGTTGTGATACCTGTCTCAATTCGCCTAGCTGCTGCGTTTGCTTCTTTGAGCGGGTCTAAGGCCATCATGCCGTCGCCGCTCCACTTGGAACCACACCACGCGGCACGGGCAATCGGATCGGTCAGGAAGCCCGGCAAGTTGAACCGGCCTAGTGCTACGGCATCGGCCAGGATCTCTTCGTAGACCGGTTGACAGAAGTTAAATGCTTTCCTGAACCGCCGCACCTGATAGGTTTTCCAGGCATCCATCAGCGCCGCACGCGACGCCGAGTAGCTGGAGTTGAAAACCTTCATCACCACTTCCCTGGGCAGGTTCAAGCCCACGGCCACTTCGCCTGTTACGGCACCAAAAAATTGTGTGAATGACGGATTAGGCCGGCCTGGGGCGGGGGTCTCAATTGTTTCGCCGGGAAATAGGTTTACGACCTTTCCCGTTGCGGACTCTAGAACTCGATCAAACCCTAAAGCCTTTTGGATGTACTTCTCTTTGGAGTCTTGATCTAGCAAATCAGTAAAAGATTCATGATCCATAGTCATGAAAATGGTATTGATTGCCGCGTTTACCGCAGCGTCTAGCTCTGCATTGCTGTAGCGATCGGCCTGTTTTAGCTTGCCGAGTACTGGGGCTAGCCAGGGAATGCCACGGGTTTGCTGTGGCCGCTTCATGCGCCATAAGTGCAATAAATTGTGGCGTCCAGTCGCAGGAGTGAAGAACTCAACCCTGCTCCACTTAATGCCACCAGGCTTGTAAGTCAGCGTTCGGCGTGGATGGCAATTGGCAATCCAGGCAGCTACTGGAACATCATCTATTTTTTCAATTCCTTGCGTGCATTTATTTGTGTCTGCTACTCTGTTTTCATTACATACTCTATCGGCTTCAATTACCTGCAGCGCAATGCGATAAGGCCAGCCTGCGGGCACTCGTTTTGGTTGAACAAGCGCCACAAAGGCATCGCCTGAAACCAGCTCAGCACGCTCTGTTAAGTCTTGAATATCGTAAAAATTCTGTTTATTAGAATAATCTGCAAACTTAGAACTAGCCCAAGTATTAAAGTAAAGCTCAAACTCTGACTGGTACGCACGGGCTTCTTTGTCGCTTAACCCTAAATATTCTGCATTAATGGCACTCTGAAGCGTTAACCCCGTGCCAATTGTGTAAGTTACTAAATTTTCAACCGCCCCAGTGGCGATTGGTTGATTGCGCTCTGCATCGCGGCACAGTCCACGCAACTCATCAAGTCCTGGAATTGTGTCGCTGTCAGCGTCAGCCTGGCCTGGGTTCCAGGCTGCAAACCTGGCAGAATTACCGATGTTGTTGATAATGCCATAGTCGGCCGGGTCAGCGCCGTGATAAGCGCCAAAAACGTTGCTGGCTTGGCTGGTTGTTGTTGCCGCTGCAACCTTGCCTTGAGCTTTAACCGCTTTTTGTTGGCCCCTTTTCTTGCTCATGTCACCAGCCGGGAATGATTGAACGCGAACGCGACCGGCCGCTTGCACGCATTGAAAGCCTTGTCACCTGCTCATCCCAGAACTTGACACCGGCTTGCACGTCAATCAATGAAGCTCGACGCAATTTATCGTCCCCTACCGTCACTTCTTGCTGACCCAGAATCTGCTTGACGGCCTCCAGATGGGCGTCTAGCTGCTCCTGTGCCTGTGAAAGTGTGATACCTGCCATGGGCCCAGTATAGCAACCATGGCCTATCAGTTCCAGCCGGCAAGGCTGATTTTGCCATCGGAGACAGCGGAGACCCCTCCCCCTCCTGTCCCCGGCGCCTGGGAGCCCAGGGTGCGGGCGAGTTGGGCCCACATGGTGCCTGGGGTGTAGCGACGCGTCACCAGCTGCAGCACCGCATAGGCGTAGCGGGTGCAGTCGCCCCCCTCATCTCGCGCCCCGGTTGGTGCCTCCCAGTGATAGCTGATCTGGCCCCTGCTCCGCCGCGGCATCCGCCTCCAAGGGAACAGCTCCGCCAAGAATTGATCAGTTGAGCACAGGCCAAAATGCAGGTAGCCAGGGCCCACGGTCTCAACTCCCAACCGATACTGCAAAGACTTGACGCTTTCGTCATAACCCACAAAGTACAGGTTGACCCCGTTCTTTACAATCGGCTTGTTTTTGCGGTTGATACTCACCGGCACGCCCCTGCCCAACAGGGGTTTGCCCTTCTGCGGGGCCCCTCGAACTGGCACCCAAACATCTTTACGGGTTGAGCAAAACTCGCGGACCGCTTGGCAACTGGTTGCATCGCCACCTTCATCAATGCCGCCTCGCGCCAACTTCAGCACGGTCCCATCTTCTCGAATCCATTTGGTTTCGGCGATCCGGTCCAGTTGCGCAAGCGTGTTTTTGTCCTGGGGGTCGCCATCAATGTCCCAATGGCCCAGGTGCCAGCCCTCTTCCCCAACACCCCAGCCCCAGACGGTGGCAACCAGTCGCTCGTTTGCCGTGCCGCCACCGCCCTGGGTGTCCACTCCAGCGGTTATCAACAGCACGCCATTAGGCACGCCGGTCAGGGTGAAGTCTTCGCCAAGAATCGAATAGCCATTGCCCAGGTCAACAGTCTGCCGGCGCTTGGCCAGGTTGTCGGCCGAGACCTTGCCGGCCTGCGAGTCTTCCCAACCTTCGCCGAGCACCGTGTTTTTGAAGGTCTGCATTGGCTCTGGGTCGCCTTTGCGCAGCGACTCCAATGCCTCGTCGTATTCACGAACCAGAATCGACCAGTCCGCCGCAGGTGAATAGCTGTAGGCCGCCCACACATGGAACCCAATAAGGCCAGGAACCTGGGCAACAGCGGTCGGACGATCCTCGCAGCGCTCCACCATCCAGCGTTTTTTGCTGTGCGGGATCGGCTTTTTGCAATTCTCGCATTCATAATGGGCGGTAAATTCGCCCTTTTTTATCATTTGATCCCATCGCAAAATTTGATAGTGATTGCAAAATGGGCAAGGAACAAAGAATTTCCGCTGATCTGATTTCTTGTATAATTCCTCTGTTCGCCCATCTTTAAATATTGGTGTGCTGCCTACGCCTATCTTGCGGTCCCAGTAATAGTCGGCACGGTTGCGACCTAGCTTGTAGACATCACCTTCGTCAATTCTGCGATAAGCGTCAAACTCATCAAAAAGAACAATCTTTCTAGACTTGCGCCGAAAGGCCCGCCCACTGGCAGCATTTACTATATCTATTAAACCACCATTGCTAAGCTGCTTCAGTAAGATCGTATTACTGCTGGTGTTGCGTGCTTTGGATTCAGTTATCAGCCCCTGCAGCGCTGGCGTATCCTCGAATAATGGCTTGATTTCTTCCTTGCTATACCCTTCAGCGTCTTCCTTTACTGGCTGCACAATCATGATCGGGCATGGATCATGGTGCGAGTAATACTGAACAACAACGCCCAGCATCTTTGTCCAGCCGACGCGAGCCGACTTCAGGCAAACCACCGTTTCAACGTTGGGGTTGGTAAACGCATCCAGGATCGGGCGCTGATACGGCAGCGTCCGCCACTGGCCCTTCTCTGCTGCGTTGCCGGTCATCACCGCGCCGCCATCAACGGTGGCCGGCTGGTCGGCATATTCCGAAAGCCGCAGCTTTGGAGGTGGCTTGAAGCCGCCCAGGATCCGCCGCGTCAGCTCCTGCACCGCCGGCAGCGTCAAGGCTCAACCTCTGGGTAAAGCTCCATTACGTCGCCTGCAGCAAGGCCGCTCAAGGCTTCACGTATCAGGTCCATCAGCACCGACACCTCATCGGGTGTCAGGTGCGGGATTCGCTGCTTTGCCTTGCTTGGCACCCCCAGCATCACGGTGCGGGTGATATTGACCGCTGCATCCCAGGCCTGCCCCACATCTTCGCGGGGGAGCAGCATGTTCGCCTTGGCCTTGCGATCCATTTCCAGGATATTGGCCTTCTCGAATTCGGATCGTGCTCGACTGTCGTTGTAGCTGGGGATTTCTTCAGGCTCTAGGGAGTTGTCGGCGAGGGCCTGGGCAGGGGGACGCGATGGCCTGGGCTTTGCTAGCTGCTGATCTTGTTTTGCCGTGGGCAGCTGACCTTCCGGCGTGGCAGCTTTCGGTCTGGGCCCTTGGCCTTGGCTGGCATTGGTCCCACGGGGCGCCGGGTCGGTGGCCTGGGCCCACTGCTCATCAGCAAGAGCCGGGTCAATCTCCCAACCCTTCCCTTGACGCTCAACCGCTGGGGGCTGCAGCCGACCCGCCTTAATCGCCCTAAGCACCGAAACATGGGTGGCCCCCCGGAGACCCAGGGTCTTGCGGTGATCGGCGTATTGCTGAAGGTTCACTCTGCCCGCGCCAGCAACATCAAGCTTGTACCCATGGACATATTGTAACCAGCTGCGTACAAAATAGGTTACAACCTTGTAATGCCAAGCGATTACACCGGTTACAGGCTGGCCCTGAAAAGGGTTGTACCTTTATTGAGAAGCGTTATCAACAGAGAAACCGTGGTCCGAATAACCCTCAAAATCCCAAGGCCCGGAAGGACCCAACGCAGAACCCAGTCATGCCAAGGGCTTGCCTGCCGCGCCAAACCAGGAAATTTTTTATCTCAACGCTTTGCGGCGCTTGACGCCACTGAAACGTGTTCACCGTGATACAAAGCAACTTGATCATCGGATGCGGGGATTGCGCTGTGCATAGGCCAGCGCCTCAGTGAAGTGCCGAGCAATCTCCGACTTGAACTGCTGTTCTGCGATTGATCGCACAGGAAATTGCACCTTGTACCTGGGCTGGTCAACCAACCAGAACGCGGCACGCCGCCCGCGTTTGTAGCCAACGGTTTGAGGTCGGCCGCGCTTGCCCGATCCAAACCCGGTGCCACCTTTGGGCCCCCTACCAGTGCGTTGCATGATCGCGCCGCCCTTGCGCCGATCTAGGTAGAGATCAACATCGCGCCGTTTTGCTGCAGTGCGGCCTCGTGAGCCAGGGCCTGCGGGTGCGTTGCTGGTTGCGCCAATGTCTCGATTGGCCCCAAGCCTAGAGAGCATTTGCTGATACTTGCCGCCAGTAATATTTCCCGCTGAATTGGTCTTGCCAATTCCATAACCACCAGGTGTCAGGAATTTGTTGTAATACTCAGGGAACTTACGTCGAATAGCCAGCTCAGACGATTTGGCCGATCG